ACCTAGAACCTGGGAAGGATCGCGCAAAACCAATTTGCGTCAGCGTTGGCTGCAAGCTGCCAAACCATCGGCGTATTCGCTTGAAGGCTACCAGACAGTTGAAAAGGGTCTTGAGTGGTGGGATAGCTTTTTTGGCTACATCGCAAAAGACACATCCTTGGCGCATGGATTTCAGAGCAATGGTAGGACTTGGTTGCCTGACTTGGAATGGGTTGTTAACGCTACAAATTTTCAAAAAATCATTGATGGGAAGTACGAAAAATGAGTTTTATCAAAGCAAACACTGAGCAGAAACAAGAAAAAGAATTTTCCAACCGTTGCAGCGTAGAAGGCTGCGGCGCATTGTGGTCGGTTCACATTTCTGGTCAAAAGCCGAAATGCAGCAAACATCAATGGGAAAAATTGCCGACCAATAGACCCAAAAAACTGATGATTGATACTTGGTATGACAAGGAGGTTTTCTAATGCGTGACCATTACAACGACGAAGAAAAAGAAGCGGCACGAATCTTGGATTTGGTTCGACTAGGTGATGATTCAATCCCCTGGACAGCAATTACATGGGCACTTTGGTGTTTGGGCGATGCAGTCGGACACTAACACCGTTTTGGAGTTCATGCGCGAGACTGAGGCGCGTGAATGGCTGCAACGCTATGAAAAAAAAGTTCTTGAACTTGGTCGAGGTGATGCTCGGCAATGGTGGCTAGACACCATCGAGAAAATTGAAAAAATCAGAGGCAAAAAAGAAGCTGACAACCTACGCCAGCGCATGACAAAGATAAGGGATAGCAAATGACATTCATGATCACATTCAAGATAGATGGCGAACCGCGGGGTAAAGGAAGACCTCGGTTTCGTGCTTTGGGGAAATTCATCCAAACATATACGGATTCAAAGACTAAAGATTATGAAAACTTGATCAAAGCATCGGCAATGCTGGCAATGGGCGCAAGCAAGCCATTGGAAACGCCTGTGGTGATATTTATTGATGCCGTGAAAGGGATACCAGCTTCATACAGTAAAAAACGCACCAGCGATTGCCTAAGCGGTTTTGAGCGTCCAACAAAAAAACCCGACATCGACAACATCATGAAGGCATGTTTAGATGCCATGAACAAAGTGGTTTATCTTGATGACAAGCAGGTCGTAAGTATTCATGCCAGACAGAGTTACGGAACTCATCCTCATGTCGAAATTTTTGTGAAAGAGTGCTTACCATGATTGATCCACATAAGGCAATTGATTTCATCTTGCTGCATTCTGTTGAGTTCGCCAAAGCAAAAGGACGGCGCGTATTCAAAGAAGAAGAACGCAAAACAAAAAAGGCGCTGCTGATGCAGGAAGCGCAACTCAAAGGTGTAAACACACTTGCCGCGCAAGAACGTGAAGCCTATGCAGATGATTCTTATGTCGCATTGCTGCATGAACTGCAAGAGTCCGTCATAGATGAAGAATCTTTGAAGTGGAAATTGATCGCGGCACAACTGCGTGTCGAAGTCTGGCGCTCTGAAAATGCGAACAACAGGTTCTTGGACAAATCGACAACATAAAAAAATTGCAAAAAGTTTGAAAAAGTATAGAAAAGTGAACTATACTTGCATCATGCCCCGAATGTCTTGGGGTCTTTTAAGGAGAAAAGCATGGTCAAGTTCAACAAGTTTCACGTTACAGACGGCACAACAAAATGTCGCATCTGGTATTCGCTGGATAACCGTAATGATGGTCGCAAGTGTGTGACTATGTATCAAAAGGACTACGGATATTCACTGGGTCGCATCAAAGGCCTGGATGGACTCTACAAAAATGAATCTGATAGCCAATTCGACTATTTTGAAAAAGGTCAAATTGTGCTTTTTGAAGATCATCCTCTTTACCAACAAGCAAGAAAAACAGCAGAAGCAATGCTGGCACGTTAATCAATGGGGCTTCGGCCCCAAGTTATGCCTTCACAGGTCTTTTAAGGAGTAAATTATGGAAACAATTGATCTTGAAACCCTTATACGGGTGGCGAAATATCTGGAAAATCATTCTCCAGCAATGTCAAAGAAAAAAGAATGGTCAGAGGATTGGGCCTGGGAATGGTCCAAGATTACATCCGAGGTCAACGGCATCGTTAACCGGATTTCTGAAAAATACAAAATTGAGGTCACAGCATGAAAGTCTATCAAGCCATCAATGCAGTTCAAAAAGAACTGGTCAAAGTCGGGATTGCAAAAGATTCCCGCAACACGCAAGGTGCTGGATTCAACTTTCGGGGTATTGATGCCGTTTATAACGTCCTGTCCGGCATCATGGCAGAGAATGGGCTTTGCATTATCCCCAGGATGTTGACTCGCACTTGTACCGAACGCGCTTCAAAGTCTGGTGGCGCATTGTTCTATGTTACTGTCGAGGCTGAATTTGATCTGGTTAGCGCCGAAGATGGATCAAAACACACCGCCAGGACATTTGGTGAAGCAATGGATTCAAGCGACAAAGCCACAAACAAGGCAATGTCAGCCGCTTACAAATACATGGCATTCCAGACTTTTGCCATTCCAACACAAGGCAACAATGATGCTGATGAGTATTCGCCTGAAATTGGCGATGATGATCCAGTCATCAAGAGTTATGTAGATGCCATTTCACAAGCCAAGAATGAAGAAGAACTGAAAAAAATCTACATTGAAGGTTTTAAAGTAACCGCCTCAAATCCAGCGGCACAAAAACAAATTATTGCTGCCAAAAATGCGCGAAAGGAGGCTTTGTAATGGAACAAAGAACGGATGATTGGTTTAATGCAAGACTTGGAAAAGTTACGGCCTCTAAAGTCTCAGATGTGGTCGCAAAGACCAAATCAGGTTATTCAGCAAGTCGTGATAACTACATGGCGCAACTGGTGTGCGAACGGATTACAGGTAAAGCTACCGAAGGATTTTCAAGCGCAGCAATGGAATGGGGAACCAACCAAGAGCCTTTAGCACGTGCGGCTTATGAAGCACACGAAAACATTTTGGTCGATGAGGTTGGATTTATTCAGCATCCCACAATTGAAATGTCTGGGGCAAGTCCTGATGGTTTGGTTGGCACTGACGGCCTTGTCGAGATCAAATGCCCTAACACATCAACTCATATCGAAACACTGCTCAATCAATCAGTGCCTAAAAAATACATGGATCAAATGTATTGGCAGATGCTTTGCACAGGTCGCCAATGGTGCGATTTTGTGTCATACGACCCTAGAATGCCTGTAGATTTGCAATTGTTTATTGTTAGAGTGCATCGCAAACATGAATATATGCAAAACCTTGAAGAAGAGGTCAAAATGTTCCTTGAAGAAGTTGACAGCAAAGTCCAAAAATTATTAAACCTGAAAGCATGAAATGAGCAAAACATTGAAAGAAATCACAATTATCAGCGGTCGTTATACTAACAAAGACGGACAAGAAAAAGCTCGGTATCAGCGAATCGGCTCGATGATCGAAACCAAGAATGGCCCAATGCTTAAGATTGACAGCATTCCAGTGATGGAAGGTGGCTGGAGCGGGTGGGCCTACTTGAGCGATCCTAAGCCCCGTGATGGCGCTCCGCAACAGTCTCGCGGTCATGACTTTGACGACAGTTCGGTTCCATTTTGATTTACGAGGGAAAGCGGATGCTGGCACTGTGGTCTTAAAGTTGCCACCTGATCTAAAGGGTCACCCCAGACGCAGCGAGTACCTCACCTCTAACAAAATCTAACTAAATCTAGCGATTTATAACCCTGTATATGCACTAAAGGATAGATTTTATGATTCCATTGATTCTCTGGGCTATCAAAGAAGTCGCTGAAGACTTTGCGGAAAACGAAGCTGAAAAGCTGGCTGGCGATCTCAAAGACAAGATTCTGAAGGCCACTGGATTGGATCAAGCCGAAGTTTTAGCAGACGACGAAGTGACCAAATTGCTCGAAAGCACAGGAATTTCAGATTTCCATGCCATACGAGCCATTGAAGCTGCTGTGATCGCAAAAATTCACGAAAAAATGGATGAAGCCCATGGAAATAGTTAAAAAACAAATTGAAGACCTGATTCCCTACATCAATAACAGTCGGACTCACTCTGATGACCAGATTGCTCAAATTGCCTCAAGCATCAAAACTTTTGGCTGGACAAATCCGATTCTGATTGATGGCGATAACGGCATCATCGCGGGTCATGGTCGAGTAAAGGCTGCGCGTAAGCTCGGGTATAAGGAAGTTCCAGCAATCGAACTGTCTTCACTTACTGAAACGCAAAAAAAGGCATACATCATTGCCGATAACAAGCTGGCACTTAATGCTGGATGGGACAATGAACTACTGACCATTGAGTTGAACGAGTTGCTGGCTGATGGTTTTGCTCTTGATTTGCTTGGCTTTGACACTGCTGAACTGGACGATTTGTTTGAAAAAGACGATGGCGAAAACAACTACACACAAAAAGTTGACACTCCCACCTACGAACCATCAGAAATCAAGCCAAACGTCAAAGATTTGTTTGATGACAGCAAGGCATTCGACTTAATTGAAAAGATTAAGTCAGCCAACATTCCCCAGGCTGAAAAAGATTTTTTGATGCTCACCGCGGGGCGTCATGTTGTTTTGAACTTCCAATTGATTGCCGACTACTACGCGCATTCACCAAAAGAAGTGCAAGAACTCATGGAAGCATCGGCATTGGTCATTGTTGACTTCAATGATGCGATAGCCAACGGATGGGTCAACCTCTCGAATCGTTTGGATGAAATTTATGATGAAGACAACGAAGAATAATTTTGCCGTATTCATTCTCACACATGGTAGAGCCAATAATGTGATTACATATAGCACCTTAAGGAAACAAGGCTACACTGGCAAAATCTATTTAATGATTGACGATGAAGATAAACAACAAGATGAATATAAAAAAATATATGGCAATCAAGTAATTGTTTTCAAAAAACAAGATGCCATTGATTTTACTGACAGCGGCGATAATTTCAAAAAAAGAAATTCAGTGGTTTATGCTAGAAACTGGAATTTCGTTATTGCAAAAGAAATGGGTATTGATTATTTCTTGCAGCTTGATGATGATTATGGGCATTTCTACAATACAATTGATAATAAAGGTAATTACATAACATCACATAGAAAATTAAATGACTTTGATTCAATATGTGATGCTTTTATTGATTTTTTGATTGCTACCAATGCCGATTCTGTATGTTTTTCACAAGGTGGTGATTTCATTGGTGGGCCAGGATCAAAGGTGGCAAAACTTGCAAAGCAAGGCAAATTTAGCCGAAAAGCCATGAATGCTTTTTTCATGAACACGGCAAAGCCTTTTAAATTCATGGGACGAATCAATGAAGACGTCAACGCCTATGTTGGTCATGGGAATGTTGGCAAATTGTTCATCACAGTGCCACGCATCCGCCTTGAGCAGGTTACGACACAGGCAAACGCAGGTGGCTTAACGGACATTTATCTTGACCTTGGCACATACGTGAAAAGTTTTTACTCGATCATGTATGCGCCAAGCTGCGTCAAGATCGCGCAGATGGGAGTAAAAAACAAGCGTCTTCATCACATGGTCAAATGGAAACATGCCGTTCCTGAAATCGTCAGTGAAAGCATGAAAAAATCATGATGTTCCCTAAACGAACCTACATTCGATCAAGGGCACTTTTGATGCAAGTCGCTAGCCTGGAGTGCCAACATTGTGGAAAATACGGCGAAACACAAGCCGCACACACAAATTGGGGATTCGGCAAAGGTCGAGGAATCAAAGCTGACGACAACATGATTGCAGCACTTTGCCAGACTTGCCATGCAAAAATCGACAGTGGAAGCCGACTATCCAGAGCCGAACGCATGGAAATGTGGGAAAAAGCTCACCTAAGAACAGTAAAAAAATTAAAATTGCACAATCTTTGGCCCATTGACGTTCCACTACCTGAGATTTCACACTATGCACATCGT